GCTTTACACCTATCAAACAGGCTGCGGCGCCGACCCGGTTCATAACTGCGGTGCCTCGCAGCACATGTACGGTTACAGCTTTGGCATGACGCCGGTCGCCGCTGTGGTCAGCGCTGGCTTCCCGGTAGTTGAGACTGAATTCGAATCGACCTCGGATAGCAGCATCGGAGGTTGCGCAAGCGGCTGCTATAGTCTGTCGCAAATACAAAGCTGGGGCGCATCGGGGTTCATAAACTGCTGCCCGCACGATAACGGTACGCCGGTGATGGCCTTCGGTAACAATTCTTACTCGGGCGGCGCACCCTCGACATGGTGAGCACAGTCCTCAAGCCGATCTGGCCATCGGCCGCGATTCAGGCATGGTACTACCAACAGCTTGACGATCTACTGCGCGCCGCAGCGCAGGATCTGTCCACGGATCTATCACGCGCGTGGGTGGAAGCGCCGCCTGAGATTGGCATGGCGCAGGATGCGACGCCTGTCACGAATCTGAATCGCGCGCTCAATGCGTGGGGGCGCAAGTGGACCGCGCGCTTCGACAAGATGAGCCGCACGATCGCCGCGAACTTCGCCGCCCGCAACGCGCAGGCGACTGAGTATTCGATGATGCAGGAGCTCAAGCGGGCAGGCTTCACGGTCCAATTTAGACCTACCCTCAAGAGCATGGAGGCGTATCGAGCCGTCGCTGCCGAGAATGTCGGCCTCATCAAATCCATTGGCCAAAAGTATCACACGGATGTGCGCGAGAAAGTCTGGTCCGCCGTGCGCGTCGGCGGGGATCTCTCGACGCTCTCGCAGGATCTGCGAAAAACCTATGGCGTGAGCGTGCGTCGGGCTGCCCTGATAGCCCGTGACCAATCGGCTAAGGCCAAGGCCGTCATCGAAGGCACGCGACGGCTTGAAATCGGCATCACGAAAGCGGTGTGGGTACACTCCTCGGCCGGCAAAGAACCGCGTCCAGAACACGTCCGATGGAGTCGCGATCACAAAGTCTATGACATCGCCAAGGGTATGTACTCGGCGGTCGATGGGCAGTACGTGTGGCCGGGCACCCCGATCAACTGTCGATGCTCGAGCATGCCTCTGATACCCGGCATCCAACCCGAATACAAACCGGCGACGCCCGCGCAACTCAATGCAGAGCGGCGTCGACAACGGGAATTTCGCGCCTCATTGGGATATACCTGATGTCACTGCTCACCCGCCTGCTCTGCGCGCGGTGTAACGAGGACACGCTCCATCAGGGCCTGAAATGTATCCACTGCGGCAAGCTCATCCAGCCGTGGCGACCGCCCGAAATCAAACTCACGCGCGAGGTCGTGAATCGCTCGACCGTGCAGCGCCGACGCGGCGGCCGCAAAGCGCACGGGCGCCGTCGCAAGGCAGAAGCACAATCACACTTTGGCGCACAGTTGCAACCCTCTTAGACCGCTGTCATCCTAAATCGCAATCGACGGGAGACGCCCTCATTGCTGTCCAGTTCCATCGCTCAGGATCGCTCGCTGCGGACTATCGATCCGCTCAACGGGCACATGACGGTCGAGCAGGCGGTTATCAGCAAGGCGTGCGTCAGTCCGTACAAGGGCCGCGAGATCCCGAAGTGGCAGGAACTCGGGCTCGATCCGGAGAAGGTTTATCAGTTGCTGCGCGCCCCCGAAGAGATGGCGCGCGCCGCGGACTCGTTCTCGAATCTGCCGTTGATGATCCGGCATGTGCCCATTCACGCGAGCAAACATCCGAACGAGCTAGTCGTCGGGACCACCGGCACGGTGACCTACGAGCATCCGTATCTGATCTCGCGTCCGCTCAAGGTGTGGACGCAGCCAGCAATCGATGTGGTGTGCGACGAGCGGCAGCGGGAGCTCTCCTGCGGCTACGGCTACACAGCCGATATGTCGGCGGGCACGTATGAAGGCATTCACCACGACGGCATCATGCGAGGGCTCGGTGGCAATCACCTGGCGCTCGTCACCGAGGGCCGTGTCGGTCCCGAAGCCATTGTCCCAGACGAATTGCCAGAGGATTTGAAGCCCATGAAGCACGCTGCGCTGATCGAGAAACTCAAGCCGCACCTCGCTGCCGGCATGGATCTGGCCGCACTCGATACCATTTTCGAAGTCGGCAATACCTCCACCTTCGATGAGGAGATGGAAGCGATCGATGAGGCGAACGAGTGCTACGGCAAGACGGCCGATGAGTGGAAAGACATGAAGGCCGAAGACAAGAAAATGGCGCGCGACAAGTGGGCCAAGGACAAGAAGGTCGCGAAGGACAAAGCCGCGACTGACAAGGCCGCCGCCGATAAAAAGGCCGCCGATGCCGGTGCGCACAAGGGCGATGACTTTGAGTCCGCGAAGGACGGCATCACACAGGATCAGCTTGATAGCTCCATTGCCGCCGCGGTGAAATTAGCGCGCGAGCAGTCCCATGCCGCCGCCGTCGCGCGCGAAGCGGTCAAACCTATCGTCGGCGTCATCGCGCTAGACGCCGCGGGCATGGACAGTGCCGAGGCCATTTATGGCTTCGCGTTGAAGCACGCGGGGGTGAAGATCGATGGCGTTCACCCTTCGGCCTTTGCAGCGCTGCTCGAAGTCGTAAAGACTCGCAAGGCGCCCCCCGTCCCCATTGCGCTCGATGCTTCGGTACTTCAGCACAACGTTTCCTCCATCTTCCGCAAGCGCGCCTAACGTCACAGGACACGCACCATGCCTCTCCAGAACGGTTTTCAGTCATTCGTCAATAACGAACTGCCGATTGGCGTGGCGGGTGATTTCGCGGGCGCGAATATCCGCACCACAGTCAGCGCGCCGCCCTTCGGGTTCGTGGCGCCGGCGGGCGGCACGATCATCGGCGCCTTCGCGTGGGGCAATCCGGCCACCGGCTTGGCGACCAACTACTACCAGCCCAACTCATCGCTCGGCTTCGTACACCGGGAAAATCAGGGGTTGATTACCACTTTCCTGGGCTTCTCCACGATGTCGGCCTTTGCCGGCGATCGGCTGACGCTTTTCAACCAGGGCGATTTCTTCGGCAATTTCACGGGCGCGGCCACCGTCGGCCAGAAAGTCTACTGCGATCCGGTCACCGGCCTCTTGACCGCCAATGCCACCGGCAACGGTGTTACGGCAAACTCCACGGCCGCATCGCTCGCCAACACCGGTATTTTGACGGTCGGTGCGACCCTCACCGGCACGCTCGCAGTTGGGCAAGCTGTCACCGGCGTCGGCATCCCGGCCGGTTCATCGATCGGCTCGCAGATCAGCGGCACAACCGGGTCGACCGGCACGTATCAGCTTGTGAATGCGGTTCCCATCGCGAGCGGCTCATGGCCTGTCGTATCGAGCGAGACTGTCTACTTCTGGGGCGTATTCGAGACCCCCTTCCAGGTAGCCTCGAACCTGCTCGCGAATGCGACCTTCACGGCATCACTGGCCGCGCCCGTCGCACCGGCTGTCGGCGGTATCCTGACTATCAGCGCGATTGCAGGCGGTGTGCCAGCTCCGGGCCAGTTCATCACGGCCACGGGCGGCGGCGGCCTACTCTCCACGCAGAACGTGCAGATTCTCTTGCAGCTCACGGGCACCACGGGCAGCACGGGCACGTATCTGACCAACTACGCCGGGAGCGCTGCGGTCACATCGACCAACACTTTCGTCGGGGCGGCAGGCAATGTCGCGAAGATCTCAAGCTGGGCCACGAGCGCGTCGGACTGAGTCAACTCACAGGAACGATGACACATGGATAATCTCGCATTTGACGCCAAGGCATACGATTCAGCCATTGCCGCTGGCGCCGGCCCGCAATTGATTGCCGAACTGAAGGACAAGCACGGCATCGCCTTCGACGAGATGCTCGGGCCGATGTACTGGAAGAAACCCGGCCTGCCGTCGCACAATTTCAATCTGGCGATGGACGTGCAGCCGACGCTGGTGACGGTGAGCAACGCCGGCATCCCCTCGTACCTCGCGAACTATCTGGACCCGAAAGTCATCGCGGTACTGGTGTCTCCGATGATGGCGGCGGTGATCGCGGGGGAGACCGGCAAGGGCGACTGGCTCAACGAGACCCTGCAGTTCCTGGTTGCCGAGGCGACTGGCGAGACGGCGAGCTATGGCGACTACAACATGGCTGGACAGTCCAGCGTCAACACGAATTTCCCGTCGCGGCAGAACTATCTTTTTCAGTCCTTCATGCAGTACGGGCAGCGCGAACTCGGTATGGCTGGCCTGGCAAAACTGGATTGGGCCTCATTGCAGCAGCAGGCGAATGCGCTGACACTGATGAAGGCGCTGAACTATCTGTATTTCTACGGCGTCGCGGGACTTCAGAACTATGGCCTGATCAATGATCCCTCGCTGTACCCCTCGCTCACACCGACCTACTCGTGGCTGACATCGGGCAGCGCGACAGCGAACACGATCTATCAGGACATCGTGCGCATGTTCATTCAGCTCCAAGGGCAGAGCAATGGCACCGTCAAGGAAGACGCGCGCATGGTACTCGCGCTGTCCCCGCAGAATGCGATTACCTTGAAGTACATCACGCAGTACAACACCAACTC